CCTGTTCTCTTTAGCCACATATCTGACAAAATAGAATTGCACAATCTCTAATATCATTTCACAAATATTATTGATAGGTGCAGTACCAAAGACACCACTACAAATACCACGATCCATAAGTATGACATCATTTCCAACAATGATAACATACTGTTGTAATGATTGCAATATAATCCTGACACGATTCAAATGAACAAGATTCTTTTTATCTTGGTAAAAAGGGCAAGCTTGAATCAACATCCAGAAAACATATATTGCATATGGTAAATCAACAAGACATTTATCAAATTTCTTAAAATCTGTGTCTATCCAACCTTCATCGTGTAACATCTCATTCACTGCTATATCATACTCTCTAGGATCCTCATAAGCATCAGGGTCTAAAGTAGTTGTAGAATCAGTTGATTTCACATCGCAATACATCTTGACCAACATGTCATGAAATTCTTTGCCAGTAGCATTCATACCAATCTTACCTGGTAAGTCTTTCCTGTGCATCATAAGTAGATCCATTAAAGGAGTCAAATACATTCGACACATAACAAGAAAGACAACATTGCCTGCAAAGAAAATCCTCTCCATACCTAGTCGAGATTTTTGCTCTGATATCATTTCATCCTTAGATGCAGCTGTTGAAATGTTTTCCAGATATCCTGTAAGATCCATCTGAATTATTGCATTATTCAAAATCTCTGCAAACCAAGCTTTAAAGTACGGCATCTCAGGCGTACCAGATATAAGATCAGCTTTCTTAAGACCAAAATATGGAAATCCAGCACCAGATTTTGGGTTCATACCATTTGTATGTTTTGTCCCACGAATAATCTGTTGAACACTCATTGGCCTCACATAAGGCAAATCAGCAGCAATCACAGAATGTATCTTATGATAAGCAACATGAGCTGCAGAGATAAAAGGACTTGCTTCAACAATATTACCGGCAACAGCCATTTGACGCACACACGCCAACATTGGACTAACCCATAAGTTCTCACCAGTGTCTGAAATCATACGCCTTGGTCTTAATAATGGGGCCTCAAACTCATCAAGGCCATCATATAAAACCTCAGCCTCATTATAAAGACATGATTTAACAAATGCAGATTTGGGGTGCCATGGGTTCAATGTAGGTAAAGAACCACAATATTCACCTAAACCCTCAACAGCACTCACTTCTAAATGACCAAGTACA